CACGACCTACCACAAGAACGCAGCCGGCGCGGCGGATAACTCATACCTCGACGTGGAAACGATGTATGGGCTGATGTTCGTGGCGCGTGACCTGTCCAACTATCTGCTGACACGCTACGCACGCAAGAAACTGGTGAGCGATCAGACGCAAATCCTGGCCGGTTCCAACTGTGTGAACCCCTCCATGATCCGCGCCTCGGTGATCAGTGAATACCGCGCGCTGGAAGCTGGAGGCTATGTGCAGAACTCCAGCACATTCGCCAAGGCTGTCGTGGTGGAGGATGCCGGGGACGGTCTGGTGAAGATTCTCGCGCCGGTCGATCTGGTCAATCAGCTTCGGCAGATCGCGATCCTGCTTCAGTTCCGCAAGTCATAAGGGGGGTGTGATGGCTGCGTGTGAACGGCTTGCCGGTATTACCGGCGTTACCATCGACGGCAATGCCTACATGGTGGTGAGCGATGTCACTTGGTCGCCGGCCAAGTGGAAGCGTGAAACCCTGGTCGGCCTGGATAGCGTGCATGGCTTCAGTGAGGTTCCCATGCAGGGCTTCATTGAAGCCACGCTGCGGGACAGCGGCGAAATCACCGTGGGTGACTTCAACGACATGCGCTGCGTCGAGGTGCTGGTGACGCTGGCCAATGGCAAGGTGGTCGGCGGTTCCAACATGTGGAACACAGCCGCGCTGGAGGTGCGCGCCGCAGAAGGCACCTTCCAGGTCCGCTTTGACGGCATCGACGTGTCGGAGTCGTAGCGCATGGATATCATGGACAGTGAATTCGCTGACGTGGGCGAGGAAGAACTACCCAACACGCTCGATATGGAAATCGACGTGACGTTCCAAAAGAAACGGTTCGTCAGCCTCCACCTGGAGGAACCAACGGCAAAGATGCTGGAGAAGGCCGAACTAGAATTGAATGTGCGGGACCCGACCGCATACATGTTCAGACGCTATCAGATTGCACTGATTGCCGCCGTGGCCAAGGTGCCGCGTGAAGTCGTGCTGGAATTGCGCAACAGCCAATTGAAGGAAGCCTTCGATTTTTTGGAGCGCATATTGCGCGTTACCCCCAAGGATGGCGAGACCTGATCGCGGACCTTACGCACTTCTGGCGCTGGGGGCCGCACGATGCATGGGGCCTGACCGCAACGCAGTTGATCTGGTGGGCTGAACAGTCCCAACGCATTGCTGAACGCGAGAAGGAAGCGGCGAACCGCTGATGGTTGCTGGATACTCAGTTACCTATTCCGTCGTTGACAATGCGACGAAGCAGATTGAGGCAATCAACCGGCGCATCACCGCGATGCGTGCGCCGATGGACCGCATGTCGCGGCAGATATCCCGCTTTGTTGACGTGTCAGGTCTGCGCAAGGTCGCGCAGGGCTTCGAGTGGATCGGTAAGGCTGCCTCCACCGTCCTGCGCAGCCTGACCGCCATCGTCCCGGTGATGGGCGCGCTGACCGGCGCGGCGTCCATCGCCGGCATGGTCAAACTGGTGTCGCAGTATGCCGAGTGGTCACATACGCTCGTGCAGAATGCCGACGACATCGGCGTCACCACGCAGCAATTGCAGCACTTCCAGGATATGACGCGGCTTGCGGGCGGCAACGCCGAGGATATGACGGAAGGTCTAAAGGGCCTGCATACCACGCTGGGCAACATGAATGTTGGCACAGGCAATGCTGCCGCCGCTGCGCAACAGTTCCAAAAGCTCGGCATCAACGTCCGCGACGCGAACGGTCACATTATCACTTCCGTAGATAAGGTGTTCCCGGAGCTAATCAAAAAGCTCGCCGCCATAGAGAACCCGATTGATCGCGCACGCGCCGCTAATGAATTGCTGGGCGGCTCGGGTGAAAAGCTGGTCGAGACGTTCCGCCAAATGAGCACTAGCTATGATCAGGTGGACAGGGATGCCAGCCGCTACCAGGAACTCACCAACGAGCAGAAAGCCACCCTGCAACAGTTCTCTGAAGAGCAAGGCCGGACAGGCGTGGCGTTCGACCACCTGGGCCAGCAAATATCAGTGGTGCTGGCGCGTGACTTCGGCCCACTGCTGAAGCACTTCAACGATTTTGTTGAGAAGCACTCCCCCGACATCATCAAGGCGATTGATGACATATCGAAAAAGTTCGCGGCGTGGCTGGAGAATGTTGACTGGACCAAGGTGCAAGCCGGCCTCCAGAGCGTGATCGACAGCCTTAAATGGGTGGTCACGCACCTGGACACCATCAAAGATGTTGCCGAGGCTATTGCCGCAGCCTTCGCGCTGAAGTGGGGCGTCGGCATGGTTGCTTCCATTGGTCAGGTGGTGGTGGCACTTGGTCCCCTGAGTGCGGCGCTTGCCCCCATCGCTGCTGCGCTTGCCTTGGTCACCACCTATGAAAAAAACAAGGCAGGGCAGAAGGACATCGAAGACAAAGCGAAGGCGATGGGCTTCGATCAGCAGTCAGGCGGCGCGTTCGGCCTGCCCACCTTCCACAATCAGCAGACCGGCGAAACACTCAGCTACGAAGACATGATGAAACGCCAGGGCAGACCAGCAGGCGGCGGCGGCTGGCTCGAACAGGGCCTGGACCGTTTGTGGAAAGGTCCCGCAGCCATCCAGCAGCAGGCAGCACCAGGACCCATGAACCTGCCGCAAGCCAACGCGCAGCGCGGCGCAGCCATCCGTGACAAGCTGGCGTCTGACCTGAACCTGTCGAGCGATACGGCGTCAGCCATGGTTGGCAACCTGCAAGCTGAGTCTGGGCTGCAAGCCGTCCAGGAAGGCAAGCCGATCAGCGGGCGCGGCGGCTTCGGCTGGGCACAGTGGACCGGATCACGGCGCAATGATTTCGAGGCATATGCCGCGAAGAACAAGCTGGACCCCAAGAGCGACGAAGCAAACTACGGCTTTATGCGCGAGGAACTAAACTCGCCGCAGTATGCCGGCATGATGGCACGGATGCGCGCCGCCAAGTCACGGGATGAAGCAACGGCAATTTTCGAGCGCGAATACGAAGGCCCAGCCGTCAGCAATGTCGGCACGCGGCAGAACTACGCGCGGCAGATTGCCAGTGCGCAGGCACCGCCGGTCGCCGCCGCTCCACCTGTCCAGGTCGCGCAGGCGCAGCAGCCGGTCAATGGTGCGGTCGATGTCTCCATCACCCACAAGAATCCACCACCCAACAGCGCGGTGACGGCAAGCGGATCAGGATCAGTGAACGTCGCACCAGTGCGCGTCGAGCATCAGGACATGGCCAGCATATGAGCGGATTCACCGGGCTGCTTACGCAGACGCTTGGCACGTCACGCATCATCGATAACTCGGGGGAAACCTGGGCGGATGGTTCATGGTTCCTCCAGCTTCAGCCGGGGTCCTGGCGCGGCGTCGGCTTCGTGCTGGATGCCGGTGGCACCGTGGCGGGCCGGCGCGTGGCCATCCACGAATACCCATACCGTGACGATGCCTGGGCGGAAGACCTGGGCAAGCTGCCCCGCCGCTTCTCGGTCCAGGCGTTCATGGTGGGGGATGATGTCTACCAGCAGCGGGACGCTATGATTGACGCCTGCGAGCAGCCTGGGCCTGGAACGCTGGTGCACCCAACGCTGGGTAGCATCGAGTGCGTCATGCTGGAGTTCCAGGTGACAGATCGGCGCGAGCGGGGCCGCGTGGTCGAGGTGCAGTTTTCCTTCATCATCGCCGGCGATGTCCAGTTTCCGTCCAGCGCCATTGCCACCGGGCAGAACGTCCTAGCGCAGTGCGGCGCACTGTCCAGCGCATCAGCGTTTGACCTGGGGAACTCCCTGGCCGGCGTGACGGTCGCGCGGCAGGCAACCGCTGGCGTCAGCCAGTTCACCGGCATGGCATCCGGCTCGATGAATGACGCATCGCGCATATTCAATGCCGTGCGCGGGCTGCAAGGCTTCTATGGCCGCTTCGGGACGGGCAGCCGCACAACCATGCAGCCGGCAACCGCGACCGTCCAGACGGCCCTGAGCGACGCCACGAGGGCGCGCACGGCGGTCCTGGCCGCGTCCAGTCTGGTCAACCTGACGGCAACCCTGCTGTGAGCACCGAGTCAGACGCTTTCGCGGCGGCTGGCGCGGCGCTGTGCAACGCCGTTGCCGAGTCTGCCTCCGACCCCGCTGACGCGATCCGGCTGCTGCTGCCCCTGGCCGGCTGGGTGCCAGTGCCGATCCATGGCGGCGGTCCCCTGGCGGTCCAGGCGCAGACCGCCCAGGACGCCATTGCGGACAACCTCAGATGCGCCGCGTGCGCCGCCCTGGCAGCCGCCACGCAGGCATACCAGCCGGTCAGCTATCAGGATGCCCTGGCCACGCGGGATGCCGTGTGCGATGCGCTGGACGCCCAGGCGACCAGGGCTGCGGACGCCGGCAGGGATGCCACCTATCAGGCACTGCGCAGCCTGCGCACCGCCGTTGCCCTGGACCTTGCCGTGCGCGGTGCCAACCTTGCGTGGCTGGTGGATGTCCGCACGGCGGCACCGATGCCGTCCCTGGCGGAAGCCTGGACGCTTTACCAGGACACCACCAGGGAGCCGCAGCTTGTGGGGTCAGCCTTGCCAGCGCATCCGCTGTTCCTGCCCCTTAGCTTCCCGACACTCAGCCAATGAG